TGTTTACATTTATATTTATTTTTTTGAGTTAATTCATTTACTCGCTCATGTAGTTCATGAAAGAAACCTTTAGCATGAGCTTTATGATATAATTCTTCAATTAGTTCTTCATTAGTCATAGATATAAATATACTTATTTTTCATCTAGATAATGTCTCTCATGTGGTCTTAATTGAACTTCACGTTTCATAGTATGAATGTATTGAGTACCAAACCCTTTTGGTTTTTTACATCTAACATTTGTGTTCCAATAATATAAAGGAGCATTATATTCTTCATAACTAGGCTCACCATTATTATATCTTACAAAACGTCTTGGACCATTAAAACTTCTAAACTCTCTACAAGTAACTCTATACCATTTACCATTTTGTAGTTGTACTTGACTTTCTAAAACAGTATTAAAGTCATATCTTAAAGTTTCGGTTTGACCTCTTTTTTCACTCATAACTTAAATATAATGATTATTTTTTATATTTCCAAACAAATCCTCCTGCTGATTTACTTTTACCTCTTAAACACATAGATATATTATCGTTTTTAATTCCTGTTTGTCTCATAGCTTCCACAGCTGAAGGGAAGATGTTTAGTAACGTTCCGTTAGGGTGGTATTGTTCTATAGGTTTACTATTGATTAAAGCTAATTTTTTTCCAAATCCTTTAGGTTTTGGTTTGCCTAATTTGGCTTCACTTATTTTGTCTCCCCAAGTGATGATTTTGCCTTTCCTTGCTTCACTCATTAACTGTTTAGTATAATCAGAACGTTTTTGGCCTTTAAGTTTTTGGGAACGTTTCTCAATAGTTTCTTTAGATTGTTTTTTACCCATTAGTGATTTACTTATATTTTGTTTTGTTTCTTCAGAGTGTTTACCTCCAAGACCACCATATTTTAAATTAAGTCCTTTATTAACCGAATCAAAATAATTTATCCAATATATTTCTTTTTTATTTAATAAATCTTCAGAACATTCTTCTATTGTTTCAAACATATGATTTTCATAACCATATTTTTGTAAACTATTATATAGTTTTCTTTGTTCTTTAATCCATTTATTACTTAATTTATAATAATAAAATCTATGTTCAATATCTCTTGATTGTCCAATATAAATTTTACCTTTAGGATTTGTAATTTTATAAATGCCTATCATACATTTATAAATATTCGACAATTAACTAAAGACGTCAATCGTTAACTTAATCTGGGAGGAGGTTATTGTTCTCAATACACATCCAGGCACGCTCTTTCCATACTTCCAATTTAACACCTTCAATTTTATCAGCATCTTTAAAACCTTGCATAGTGTAATCAGCTAGTTTCCAAACCAATTCCATTAGCTTAGTATCTGCTAGTTCTAAATCACCTGTCTCTAAAATTGCTAGGCATTGTTTCCACATTGGGGTAACTATATTTGTTTTCTTCATAACTTTTATTTTTTTATTTTTTACCAATTATCATTATAATCAATCCAACCAGCATCATCTAAAGCGTCTTTAACTTTATCTAAAGCATCCCTCATAGATTTTGTTGCATTATTAAAACTATATTCCCTATTTTTCTCACCTGCTTCAAAAGCATAATGCATTAAATAATTAACATAACTTTCAGCAAATCCAAATGTACCATCTTCAGTTTTACCAACATACTTAGCTAAACCTTCTTTTTCCATTCTCTCACTAACATATGCCTTCAACCATAGAATGTTTTGTCCTACTTCTTTAGGTGGTTTAGATAACCTATCTGCACCTTCAGCAACTCGTTTTTTATAGATATCCCAAAATTCGCTCATAATCCTTCCTCCTCCCATAACTGCATAAACGTTACACAATCTTCTAAATCAAAACCATCAACCAATTCTAACATTTCAAACATAACTGCTTCATCAGCTTCACCTAACATATCAATTTGGTGATTTGCTTCTTTTTGTAACTCAATTGCTCTTTTAATATTTTCTAAATTTGCCATAACTTTTATTTATATTAAACTAAACCTAATCTTACCCCATCAGCGTACGTGTGACTAGCTGACATTGTCATATAATCAGTATCAACCTCAACCATATACTCATCCCATACCTTACGAGCTTCTTGAAATAACTCATTCAACTCTTCTGCCTGGTTGAATTCTATTTCATAATTGGATATAATTTCTTGACCTTTTAATACTCTAAATATTGCTTTCATAACCTTAATTTCCTTATAATGTTAATATAACAAATTACTCTCCAAAAGCCAAACCCCTCTTTTCATTTTTACGATTGTAAACCTTTTTACTTGGTTTAACTCTTGTAATCATGTTACGACGAATAATTTGTTTAACCTGTCCTTTACTTAAACCGTTAAATTTATCTTCCTGTTTCATCATATCGTTAATATAACAAAAGGGTTCGGCAAAGCCAAACCCCTTTTTTTATTTTAGTTTGTTTTTTTATTTTATAATACCTGCTCTGTATTTCATTTGATGGATAAAGTTTTCATCTATTTCTTCTTTATCTTTTTTAGCTTCCATCATTCCTTTTTGCATAAGCATTTTTCTAAATTCAGGAACACTTTCAATCCAATCTACTAAAGCATCTTCAGCTCCTGGATTGTCATTAAAGAAGTCTTCAAATGATTCATATCCTAAAGAATGAATAAAAATTTCTACATTAGTAGAGCCATAATAACCTTCTTCCATTTTATCTTTATTTTCCATAGTTGGTTCAATTTTTCTTATTTGATCTAATAAAGTACCTACAAAGTACTGTCTACCCTTACTCATTTTAAGAGCAACCCATTTATCTTCTAACCAAACATAAACATAATCAGCCGCCGCATTGTCCGCATGTGAATATAATTCACTGAATAATTCTTCTGGTTCTTCGCCTTTGATTTGTTTAGCTCCACCTTTATCAAAACGGTCTACTGTTCCATCATCATCAATGAATCTAATATCATTACCATCCATTACTAAGCTACTTGCTTGTTCATCTGAATTGAAGTGGGTAGTTAATGTTTTACCTAAAGCTTCAGGGTAAGCATCATAATGAACATAAATTGAAAATATTGTATTTGGATTTGCTAAGTAAGCTATTTGTCCTCTAGTTGCCATAATTTTATTATAAATATGTTAAAGTTTGTATTTGTTACTATATTTTTGAATAAATGTTTCCCCAATACCTACCTCAAGCCATACCGCTGTTTCAGGTATGCCTGGTAGTTTATATTTAGGGTCAATTACTTCATCAACATTTTTGTTTTTAAATACTTTTATTTTGGTTTGAGCATTTGACCTATTTGAGGTTTTAAACACTACTACAACCGGTTCATCTACATATGATTTTCCTCTAGCCATTATCTATACATTATTATATAATCTCCAAAATAGTGATCCATAGTTTGGATTAACCACTCATAATCAGCTGCTGTCATATTGGCATGAACTTCATCCCAATTCTCACCTAATTTATGACTTAAATCCTTAGCAATACCTAATAGTGTAAAAGCATTACCTTCAGGACCTAACAAATCAATTTCAATTTTGTCTTTTACAGGACGTTTACTTGTTATCATAACTCTTATTTGACATAAATATAATGATTATTCTTTTAATTTCCAAATAAATCCTAAAGCAGATTTTTGTTCCCCTTTTAAATGAACACTTAAACTACTGGGGGCATAATTATAAAATAAACAGATTTCTGTTTGAGTTGAATACCATTCCTTAATAAATTCACCATTTAAAGAGTATTGATTAATATATTTTCTTTTCCCTTTTTTACACAATTCTTTTTGTTCATTATTATATTTAGATCCTTTATTTGAGTAACCCCATATTTTTCCCTTTTGTTTTCTTTTTTCTCTTTCTTCTATAGAGTAATTTTTTGTTTTACCTTTAGTAGATTGACTTATTTTATCCCCCCAAGTACAAACTCTATTACCAGGTCCTCTACCTTTTTTGGTTTTATTCCCATATAGATTAAATCCCCAACATAAAAATAATTCAATATACCACTCTTCCCAAAACTTCCATTCTTCAGTTAAAACTTCGTCTATTAAACTAATTTGTAAAGTTGAATTTTTAAATTTCCATTTATGATGTTTTAACCTAGTTTCTAATGGTGTTAAAGTTTTTCCTATATAAAAAGGTATATTATCACCTTTATGAAGAAAATAAATATATGTAGTATTTATCATAGTAATATTAATATCGCAATAATAAATATTACAAAAAGATGCAGGGCTTTTATAGCCCTAATTCTTTTTCTACTTGTAATACATGTTTACATTTTCGAATTTTTGAACGATAGAATCCCGCACAGTTGCATAAGATTTTATCACCTTGTTTAGTAACTTTATAAAATAAACCTTTTTCACTTGATGACTCAAACTTCCAAGTTTCTTTTTCAACTGGTGCTACTATTTTTTCTGGTTTGATCCAATTAATATCTGCTAAAGTAGTTTTGGGATGAACTTTTTGCCAAGTAGGAACAATAAATACTTCACCTTTTAAATTAGTAAATAAAGAAGGTGCTATATCATGTTGGTGTTCATATTTAAATAAATAAACACCTTGGCTGATTAAACTCTTAGATGGTTTAGAACCATAAGATGTACTTTTAGAATATTTAAGAAACTTATTAGTGTAAGTAATTTCTTGACCTAAAATGTTTACTTTGTGTTTTTCAATTATTCTATGTAATGCCATAACCTTTATTATGACATAAATATAACATCCAGATTTTAATCAGCCAAACGTTTTTTTACTTTTGTTTTAGATTTCACACGAGTGGTTTCTTCAATCATGAGTTGAATATCTAAGGTAAGAGCTACACATAATCTTTCTAAAGCTCCCCAATCATGATATGCTATTTCAGCTAATAAATCATCAGGTATACTTTGAAAAAAATCTAAAGTGTTACCATCAATCTTCATTCATTATCTCTTTTAACCACTCAGGTTGTTTTTTGATTTTACCTTTACGTTTAAGTTCTTCTAGATAAATTTTTAGAACTGCTAACTTTTGATTGTTGCTTGATTTACTCATTACTTTTTGCTTTATTTAAAACTTTATTATTTTCTTGAATTCGTTTATTGAATTTTTTTGCTTGTTTTCTACTTCTAGTGTAACGGGATGTGTTTGACATTTTAACCTTGACCTACTGATATTTTAACATAGTTTTTAGAGCCCTTATTTTTAGACATTTTAGTCTTTGCATGAATACCTTTACGAGATTTTTTAGGTTTTTCTTTGTAAAGCGATGAAGCGCTTACTGATGTTTTTTTAGATTTTGCTGCTGCCATGCCAATACATACATGGCTTTGTTATTAAAGTCTTTCCCATTTATTTTTATAATCTTTATTGCTAGTTGCATAAACAGCATATTCATTTCTGATTGGACTGCCTGAATTATAAGCACCACAAGCTAATGTCCAGTCTCTATGAATTGAATACCATTTACGAAGCATTTGCATACTAATTCTAACATTTAGATCAATATTGGTTTTTAATTCTTTTTCACTCAAACGCTTTCTAACATATGGTTTAGCCCATCTAGTAATAATTTGCATCGGCCCAACAGCACCAGCATATGATTTTTGATATGGATTGTAATCAAAATCAAACGGTCCTCTATAACGTGTTTCAAGGTAAGCTACGTTATAGGCAATGTGTTTTGGAATGTTGAAACTATCACTCCAGTGTTCAATTGACTCATACATCTGGAGTGAAATAGTTCCTGTTGCTAAATCTAAACGGTCTTCAAACTCATCAATTTTTCTATTAATGTTAAAATACATTAAGGTAACAATTCCTAAAACGATAATAAAATACCAATTCTTCAATTTAGCAAACATAATTTTTATTATTTAGTTAATACAGGTGATGCGATTTTAGCTGCATACATTTTAAAGATAGCACTACCTACAGAATCACTATAAATAATATATTGACCGGTTTTGCGGTCCATAATTATTAGTTTGTTTTCTGAGTCAACTGCAATCCTAACTTCTTTATTTAGGATAGTTTCATTTACCGCTTGTGGTTTCATTTTCAATTCCTGAAAATAATAACCCAATCCAAAACCAGCAATCAAAGTGGTTGCTACAATTGTAATGTTCATAAATCTAGCAAATGCTGATTTGAACTTTTCTTTGAACTCTTCTGTGATTAGATTTTTCATAACTTTTTGTTTTAAATATAATATTAAATTATTATTAAGCCAAACTAAGATTAATTTTTCTTTGGTCGGCCCCGTTTAGTTACAGGTGGGTTTTTTAATTTATTTACTGTTTCAACAATACGTTGGCAATCCTCATATAGTTCCTCTCTAATATAATAAGGTAAATTTTCTTCTAAGGTCTCAACAAAGTGTTTTCGTTCAACAGTAATATCATAAATCTCCCCTTCCTCTAAACATGTTACTGATAACACATGAACATGTTTTTTCTTATTATTTATATTTTCTAATATGCCTCCAACAATCGCTTTAGAGATTCTAATGTCTTTATTGTCTACTAGTTCCTGGAACTCTTCTGTGTTGTTGACTGTAATTTCTGCTACCATGATTAAAATAAGTTAAAAAAATCTGTTTTAATATTCTTTTCTTTTAATTTACTAAGTTTTTCTTGCTCAGCCAAGCTCTTAGTAGCTAATTTTTCAAGGTGTTTATTTTTTTGCGCCTCAAAATCATTCACAATGGCATCATGTTTTTTATGTTTGCCTTTTTTTAATAATGGTACTCTTTTTTTCATAGTCTTGAGATAAATTCACTACCATCATCAACTGGCTTGGGGTCATATAAACCTAATTCTCTAAGTCGTTGTTGAGTATATTCATCTACCTCCCAATCAACTTTAGATTCATTTTTAATTAAATGATCCTCTAAACCATCCAGTTGTTTGTCGCTAAATATATCTCCAATTGAAAGGAAATAACAATTGTAACAAAGCATTTCTAAATTGTCAAGTCGATAGTGTTGTTTGTTTCCATCTTTAAAATGCATTATAAGTGGCATTTTATAATCTAATACTCGATGTTCATGGAAACCACATGAGTAACATTCCTCCTTCATATAGCCCTCTTGTAACAATCTGTATTTAATTTTGTTTGGGTTAAATGAAGATGGATCAATTCTACCTTCTATTAAATCTAGTAAGGCGAATTCTTTTCTAGGACTACCATTACTTAAAAACTTAGGAATACCTTTACCGGATTGGTTTTTATGTTGTTCAAACAAATCAGTGTAACCAGGTTGTGTGGCTTCATATTTTTTAGCCCATTTCTTATAGTGTATATAAGAACAATTCAAATAACGAGCAGCTGCTTTATTTGATTTTGTTTTAGCCATAGCGGCTAATATCATTTCTTTTCCTAAGTGTTTTGCTTTTGGCATATTATTCTTCGTCTGGTTTTACTTCCCTGAAGCCATAAGGGATAGTAGTTTGAGGTTCATCAACAGGGTCAAATAATTTATTTCCTGCTTTACGAAGTTTATTTTCAGCCTCAACATATGCTTTATAATCCTCATGTTCTAAATGAATAGTCTCAATCCAAGTGTGGTCACCCTCACCTTTCATTATTGTTACTACTCCTTTCTTTTGAACACCTGAACAGCTGACACATGTTTTAGCATTTGGAAGTGCTTTTAATCTACCTTCAGGTATTGTTTCTCCACATTTAACACAATTCATAACTTATTTATTTTTCTATATTTTCAATTCGTTTTAAAAATTCCCATAGTTGTTCTGCTGTTTCAACTAATACTTCTTCTTTTTTGTCCTCAACATGGTCATTTAATTTAATAGGCACTACTTCTCCTTCTTCATTAAACCGGTTATAAACCCACCATAAGATAACATCTGTCTTCCACTCACCATATTTTAGGTGTAAAAGATTTTCAATCATTATATAAAAAGGTTCTTCATAGGAACTAATATTTAAACTATGTTGTTCTAATGATGAACTTCTTTCAAAACAATCATCTAATAAAGAGATAATATCTATAAAAATCTCTTTTTCACTTAAACCTTTTTGTTTTTTAGGTTTAATGTTTACATTCTTACCAAAATTTTTCATATGATTGTTATCACACCCCAAATTTTTAAAAATTCTTTTAATGGAAGCTGTTTACGTTCAGCAAATATTTTAGCTGCTTGTAATCTTGAAGTTGTTATCACACGTCCAATAGCTTCTTGATCTTTATCATTTCGATTATAGAATTTAAATATCATAAGTTAATATATTTATGTTGTTGTTCTTCTAAACTATTAATTGTTATTTTTAAGTTACCTAATTCAAATGTCCCTAATTCATTAGTTTCTTTTATAATATCATTTAACTGTTGGATATAATTATAGTCCTGTTGTGTAAAAGTATTACCATCTATTTCAACAATGATATCTTCTCCATCATTAAACCATAAATTGATAGCATCATTTATTTGATTATTACTATTTGTTATAACACATTTTTTATTATATACTACAGAATATATTAGTTTCCTAAACCCCCATTTTTTAATAAACTTCTTATTTGATTCAAGTTCAATATCTTGATAATCACCACTTCTAGATGTTTTACTAACAAAATGATAAACATGGGCTGAACTTACTTTATGTTCAAAACCAGCTAGTTTATATCTTAAATGTAAGTCATCGTCCTCACAGAACATTTTAAAGGTATATCCATCTATTCCTATATAATCTTCTTTCATACATCCAAAAAACAATTGTGAACCACCATCAATTAAGTTTTCTTCAATATTAAAATCTAAGAACTTTTCTTTATTAAATGACTCTAAATCAGACCCACAGTCTAAAAGTACCTTACCTGGGTATAGATCTTCATATATAGGTGGCTCTACTCGTGTATATGTTGTTATTCTACCTTTAGTAATATGTTTATCCATAGTCTCAATAAAACCAGGTTTAATAAACATATCATTATGAAGTAAAATAATTTTATCACCTGTGGCTTTAGCTACAGCATTATTGTAATTTATTCCTAAAGTGACATTATCATTTTCTTCAATAATAACCTCCACGTCAGGGTAAATTTCTCTAATGTTTTTAAGAATACTATCAGTATAGTTTCTATTTTTAGTTGTTGTAGGAATAATTAATGAGATCATTTCTGAAATTTAACATAAACATTTTCGGGAATCAAATTTAACTTTTTAAGATTTTCTATGCCTCTATTAATATACTCACCCATTTTTGATTCAAATTCTTGTCTTTGATTAGGGATATTATTTGTTTTTAAACGATCTCTATAATACCTAGTAAATCCATTTGCCTCATTTTCTAATAATGGGCCTGAGGGATACATCCATATTGTTTCTCCTTGTAAAAGATATTGTTGAAAATCTACTCCATAAGATTTAACAAAATCAGATATTATCATTGAGTAATGATCCCAAGGACCATATCCTTGCCAATCCTCTTGAACAGGACATAATTCTTCGTAAAATGCTTTACTATAAAGATCAAACCAACCAGCAAATTTGCTTTTTGATAAAGTATCTATTTGAATTTCTTGACCTGTTGTTTTATTATCATATCTAATATCAAAAACATCAGTCTTTAAGTAATCTGAATAAGGGATGTTTTGATATCTAGGGTTAACTATTTTATCCCAGTCAGGGTCTCCAACTTTAGATATTTGAGGAGTAATAACAAAATATTTATTTGTAATTTGTTTAGCTGCTTCAATAATATAAGATAAAGCATATTCACTAAAATAAGTATCAGGACATATAATTATATAATAATCAACTTCTGGGGATATAATTTTTTTCTGGTGATCTAAATGACCGTATTTTTTATCTCCTTCATAAATAAAAGTATTTACTTTATAATCTTTTAATAATAAAAGTAAATCATTAAATTTATCTATAAAATAATCTTTAGGTAATTTACTTTCTTCCCAATTATATAAATAACTTGTTAGATTTAATTCAATGTCTATAGTTACATTTACATCTTTTGGTAAATAATATTTAGATTTTTTTAATTGAGTGAACATTAATAACATATAATCAATGTCCCAAGGCATTATATGGCTTAATAATTTAATATTCATTTTTTAATTTATTATAAGTGTTTATTATTCCTTGCTCCAACCCAATATAATTTAACCCCAAATCAGTGAACTTACCTTTATAATCTTCTTTAAAAAGATTACTACTAAATTTAATATCTACTTTATAAGAGTCTAAGTTATTTATTATTTCAACTATATTAAACATATTAAGAGAATAATTATAACTACAATCTATTTCTTTAGGTAAATTATTGTTTATTATATAAAAATTTATTAAAGTAATTAAATCATCCATATAAAAGAAATCCATTTTTTTATTATGAAAAATTTCTAATGGTTGTTTATTAATATATTTTTTAATATTAGTTTTAATAAATCTAGTGTTTAACTCATTTTCATCAAACACAGCAAATATTCTTAAATTATAAAAATTATCTATTTCGGATACTGAGTGAGAAATTACTTTTTTACTTAAACCATAGGGGGATTCAGAATTATATATTTCTGCTCCTGAGCTGAAATGAATGAGTTTATTGAAATGAGATTTATGATGAAGTAAATTGTAATACATGATTAAATTTTTATCCATGTCTTCATATGAATCTTTTTTTAATCTACTACCACCTACTACAGCGCAATGAATAACAACATCAAAATATTTATTTTGAAAAAATTTATTCATCGCTTTAAAAGAAGTTAAATCAAAATCATTTCGACTTATAGAAGTAACATCATATTTATTTTTTAAAGAGTTATATAATGATTTACCTATATAACCATTTGCTCCTGTAATTAATATTTTCATCTTTTAATTCGTTTGGATTTTTCACTAATATCCACTATCATTTCTTTTTGAATAGTTTCAAAAGGCAACAATGGAGACATTTCCTCTAGTGGTGGAGCAAAAATTGATTCATCTTCTAATATTACACCTTTTACTTTAGGTATAAAATTCTGTTCAGGATCCATAAACACCTCAATAATAACAGGAGAGTTATAATTTAAGTCCATTCCATCTAAGTCCTCAATTTTATCTATTCTAACATAAGGAATTTTAAAACCATAAGCAATTCTTTCAAATTCTGGGAGTTGAATTCCTGTACTAGAATCTACGGAGTTATAACGTCCATTAAAGAATAATTTTTGAGTATGTTTAATCATTAAATACCCATCATTATTGAAAATGAATATTTTAACTGGAAGTTTATGTTGTACTATGGTTTGTAATTCTTGAAGGTTCATCATTATACCTCCATCACAGTTTAAACAAGTAATTTGTTTATTTGGTTCAGCAAACGCTGCTCCAATAGCATAAGGTAAACCAACACCCATTTCACCTAAACCTTGACTTGTAAACATGGATTGGTTTTCCTTTAAATGACCTGCTTGATGACCACTTAATAAACCTGTACCCATGTCAGTAACTATAATTTCATCATCTGATAATTGTTGAGTAAGTTTATTTACAAAACTATATGAATTGACATATTTGTCATCTTTATAATCATCATTGATTATTGGATATTCAGTACGATAGTAATCACATTTAGTTTTCCATTCATTAATATCAGGATTAATTTTAGTAACATTTTCTAATAATTTATCTAAAATAATACTTACATTGTGATTATATTTAATAGTTCGTTCGTATTTATTTAATTCTAATTCATCAACATCAACTACTACAATTTTAGCTCCTCTAGCAAATTGACTAAAATCGTATCCTACTTGAGGTAAAGCTAATCTACTTCCTAAAACTACAATTAAATCAGCATTTTGAGCTATAAAATTAGCTGCTCGTTGACCATACAAACCAAATCTTCCATAATTACAACTATGATTGGTAGGTAATAAATCAATTCCTGACCAACTTAATGTAGTAGGTAATTGGGTCGCATTAATAAACTTTTTAAATTTATCTTTAGCGCCACTTAATTTGATACCCATTCCGCCTAATACTAGGGGGCGTTTTGATTGGTTTATTAACTTAATAATATCATCAGCATAGTTGTAAGCATCTGTTGTTCTTAAAGACTTATTAGAATAATTACTAAATCCTTTAAATTTAACCTTTTTTGCTTGTAAGTCTAGAGGAATGTCTAACCATGTTGGGCCTGGTCTTCCAGATACACTAATGTTATATAGTGTTTCTAATTCACCATGAATTGAACTAGGATTAAGTAACACATTACTATACTTTGTAACGTTTTTAACCATTTCATAAGCACTGAATCCTTGAGTACCATACATTCTTAAATTTTTATGTACGTCAAGATATGTACTTGGTTCTTGTCCTGAAAGAATAAATCCGGGGATTGAATCTGCCCAGTTACTTATAACACCTGTAATAGCGTTACTTGCTCCTGCACCTGCAGTTACAATGGCTGCTGATAATTTACCTGATGCTCGATAATAAGCAGCCATTGCCATAATTGCAGCTTGTTCGTGATGTGTACAAATAATTTTTGTGTATCCTAAATTTTGAATTGAATCAAAAATATGAGAATTAGCTGAACCGATGATACCAAATACAGTATCTATTTGTTTATGCTTTAAAAACTCAGCAACAACATCACTTACTTTAATCATAGTTTATTTATTAAAAAATTCTTTAATTTTATCACAAACATAATCTACATCCTCAACAGTCATCCCATGGTGTGCACCTAACAAGAAACCATTTTTCATAATAGTATCTGAATTAGTAAATTCTTGTAAATACTCTCTATAAGCGGGATGGCGAGTAACATTACCAGCAAATGTAACACGTGTTTGGATATTGTTATCTTCTAAAAAGTTAAGTAATTCAAAACGTCTTTCTGTTTGTAAAGGAATTGCTAACCAATTTGGTTTAATAGAATCATTAGGTAATAAAATTTCTTCTATATCCTTAAGGTTTTCAATGTAACGCTCAATATTTGTTCTTCTAATTTGTTCAAATGTTTTAAAACGCTCTAATTGTACTAAACCAAAAGCAGCATTCATTTCAGATGATTTAAAATTATAACCTAAAACACTATATAAAAATTTATGATCATAAGGAATACCATCAACCATATGATTAAATCTTTCAGACATAATTTCTGAGTCACCACCTAAACGACCCCAATCTCTGAATTGTAAACAAATATTTACTAATTTTTTATCATTAAACATTACCATACCACCTGACCCACCAGCTGTAATAACATGTGAGGCATAAAAACTAGTAGTAGCAATATCTGATTCAGGAGTATGAGTAACAGTGTCAGCTGAGTCTTCAATTAAGATAATATCTTTTCTACCTAAATATTTTAAATCATTTTTTAGTTTTCTCCAATCAGGCTTATTACCAATTAAGTTAGGTAACATAATAACTTTAACTTCAGGAGTAACAGCGGCTATTACTTGATCAATATTAGCTACATAATCATTTAATCCTACATCTACAAATACAGGTTTAAGCCCTAATTGAACAATAGGAGCTAATGTAGTTGAAAAAGTACAAGCTGGAGTAATTACTTTAGTACCTTTAGGTAATTGTAAACTAGCTAAAGCAAGCAAACAAGCTGATGAACCTGAGTTAACAAACACACCATATTTTTTACCAAAATGTTTAGCTATTTTTTCTTCAAATTCTACTGATTTAGGACCTTGCCCACCTAACCATCCGGAACGGAGTGATTCTTCTACTGCTTTAATTTCTTCTTCCCCATAAGATTCAAACTTATAAGGAGCGTACCATACTTTTTTCATATTAAGTTATTGTGTTTAAAAATGTTTGTAATTGTATTAACTATGTTTTGCTCATAATTTACATACTCTAAAGCCAATTTCCAATTTTTATCAATAATTTCTTTTCTGTTATTATAATAATTACTGTTTAATTGATTAGTTATATAAATTAAATCATCTACATTATTAAATGTTATTATACCGTCTATATCAAAATAATCTCCTATATTTGAGCAACCCCAATAGATAGGAATTGTTTTAAGTAAAAAACAATCTAATATTTTTTCAGTGAAATAACCTCTATGAGATGTATTTTCAATTACTACTCCAAATTGACTGTCCCCAAATATAAATTCTTTACCTAAACGAGCATCATCAATGTTACTTCTGTCTCCATAGGTTTCATAAAATTTAGTAGGAATACTGAATTCATTTTCCCTAGCTGTTACCTCATGCCTTAAAGAATGACCATATGTTTTAAGTAGTTTGCCTTGTAAATGAGCTAGTTTAAATTCTTTATCATGTTCTTTTTCATATTGGTCTGGTTTTAGCCAAGTGTGTCCAAATGGTTGAAAAATAGCGTTATCACAATTATTTAATACTTTATCACTTTGGGTTAAAATAATATTAAATACATCTTTATTTTTAATTACCCAATCATGTAAACCAAAATACTCATTTGGTTCTTGAAATGAGATAATATTAATTGGAGATAATTCATCTTGGGATTGTGGAGGTGTTTCTACAAATAAAGAAAAATCTAAATGAGATAAAGGTTGTAATTTATCCTCAAAAATTTGTTTATCAAAGTGAGCTACTTTCAGTTTCATTTTCTTTTCTTAACCCAAATTTAATCCATTTATACCATACTCGTTCATGGACAAAATATAAAATCATTTTTGACATAACTTCTATACCACCAATAGTTAAACCAACAGTTAAGTTACCTGTAATTAACCAACTTAGTAAAATGGTATCAATTGTTCCTACAACCCGCCAAGTAATAGTTTTAGCTAAGTGTCTTTTATAACTTACCTTCATTTCTTAATTGTTCTCTAATTTTAGTAGCTGAAATTTCTCCAATGGCTGTAGGTGGAACATGTTCAATAATATCATAACCAACACCACGTCCAAATTCAATTGAACAAATATCAGGAATAATCATTACTTTTACTCGAGGTTCATTTTGATAAAACTCAGTAATGTTTTCTAATACTTGTTGAGCGGTAAATGGATTTTTTTCATCTGGTTGAATATCTCTAATACAAATTAAAACGTTCTTACCTTCATCCATTGCTCGTTTAAATAGTTCTTGATGTCCTGTATGTAGTGGTTGCCATCTACCTACAAACATAGCGTGTTGACCTGGTTTAGCAGGTAATGATGATTCTGCGTGTAATTTTTTACTCCAGTTTTCCATATTAATTAAATCCTTGATCTCTTATTAAATTTACTGCTATTGCTCTTTTACCTTCCTTTTCAGGGTCCATATCGTTTATTAGATATCTAGGTCCTCTTTCAATCCCCATTATTACTTTATGGTAAGGTACAGAATTAGAATTTAACTCCCACAATGTATGTCCAAGAAGATCATCTGGTCTTGCGGTTGTTAAAACAATCATGTGTCCTAATTCATATTGTTGTTTTAAATAGTCTATTGTAGATTGAATAGGTTCTGCCTCTGATGTTTTGTAGGTTTCAAACTTACGGTACTTAAAAATAGTACCATCAATATCACAGAATATAGTATTCTTTTTATCCTCGCTTTTCGGCATAACTGATAATTTGTTTTAGGCTATCTAAAGGAGCAATATCTGTTGTGTTTATATCACAAAAGTTTTCAGTAGGCGCTTCATAATTACTAACATGAAAATCTTCCCTACCTCTAATTTCTGTTGTGTGAATATAATATTCTAAAATACCTTTTCCTAGTTTATCTTTAAAAGCATCTCTTTGATCTTTATAAGGTGAAACTAAAGATACAACAACATTTTGTCCTTTTTTATGTAGAAAATGAGCTAAATGTTGAGCCAACTCAATATTTTTTCTACGACCAGCCTCCGAGTAGTCTTTATTATTAAAAATTTCTCGAATATCATCTCCATCAATATGGAAACAATCATTGTTTAAATACTCTTTAAAAGCAGCTGCTAAAACTGTTTTACCATGTCCGGGTTGTCCTGTAAACCAATATATCATAACGTGTTGTAAAAATTGTTTTGTTTTTCTTGTTTTTCAATTGTTTTTGGGTGTAACAAACAAAATTCATCTTGTGGTGGTAATGTAGCAAACATTTTGTAACCATCCAAACGTTCATGGACTTTGTTTGTCCATTTTATTGAAGGAATATTTTTATAAATTCTCCATTGATAATCAGGAAAATTTACTCTTTCATTTTCATAGTTCCATCTCCATTTCAGAATATGTTCCTCGGTGATACCACTTACAGTATTAATCCGAGGAACTAAGTATACATCCACATCTGGATTATTTTCTAATATACTAGGAAGCATATTAAGTAATTCTACTGCTGGTAATTCATCAGCATCAATTTGGAAGATATATTCTCCTGAACAATGGTTTACTAATTCATTTTTATAGCTAGCGAAATCTTTATTTAGTGGATAAAACCAATGTTTAATACCTCTATCAAGAACAACACCTAATACTTCTTCAGTATGGTTATCTTGATCAATTTGTATTACAATTTCATATTCAGGAGATAGAGCTCGTTCTTGAAGATAATCAAGTAGAGTCTCTAACTCCTTATGTTCATTACAAACAGTGATAGCTAAACTAATCATTCTGGTAGTACTCCAATGTATGAAAGAGCTTCCATATACTCACGCTCAGGAAATTCTTTTAAAGTTGACATATCCATTCTATAAGAATAATATTGTCCTTGTTTTCCTGGGATTGGATATTTTTCTGCTTCTGCTTCAGTCACTGGGACTGCTTTAACAGCCACCCAACTCCATTCAAATGCTGAAGGTCCATTAGCAAAAATCATTCCTTTTTCAGGTAGGTTGACTGTTGATGGCATCCATATTTTACCTTTTTCATCTTCATAAAATAAATCTTTATAAAGTT